GAACTATTAAAGTGCACCTCCTCAAGAGTTCATCTCGTAAGAGGTGTTCTCCTCGCAAGCGGTATTTAGCCGCTCAGGCCAGCCTTAAACGGCCGACCTCCACCTGGTCTTGATGTCGACGGACACAGGACGTCCAGAATACTGCAAATGGTTTCTGTCAGCGAAAGGCAAATCGCCGCGTTTAAGAAACCACTTCATTAAAGCAGGCCAACCGTCCAGACTATTGTCTGGAAGTTTGGATGAGACCACAACACCCTTGACGAGGGGGCGTTGCATCTCCGGGTCCCACCGGTCTACTTGATGTAGACCAGATGGAGACCATCTGCCTAAAATGGGAGATTCCCGTCCTACATAAGGAAAAGGTATTACCTTCTCCAGTAGGGAGTCCAGAAATTGGACGGATCTGTCAAACCCCTGATCAGATAACTGATTTCGGAGTGAGACAGTCGAGATAATCTCCGTAGTATCCTTCCGTGAAGCCGGGAGCATCGCTCTGACACGAACAATAGAAACATCCGTGCCATTGTAATACTCGGCCCCGCAGGACTCTCGGAACTTACCGTTCCAGAAAGACTTGCGTTTGTTAACCTTGATACCAAAAGACTCAAGGCTCTTCATCACGGATAGCGCAAAGTGCGTGGGGACAATAATATCGTCTCCATACACGCGCACCTTACCCAATAGGGACTTCACAGTCGCTATTGTCAAGGGTGTGTTAAGCTCGCGCTCTACACCAACAAAAAGCAAGGTCAAAAAGACCATACTCTCGAAGGGAAAACACAAAGCTGAACCCATAGATGCGAATTTGGCAAGGCGTATAACGCCATAGCCGTCAACATCAGCCTTCCGCGAACGAGTCGCGTCTACAGCCGCACGCAAGTGCGGATGGAAACGTAACAGTGCACGTACATGCTGATTGGAGACACGATCAGATGCTTCACTCAAGTCGAGTGTAGCAAGTTCCCCCGAAAGGGAACCCCGCAGGGCCAGGCGCCGATTAGGCTCCTGACTCTTTGTACTGATAAGGCGCGAGAGGAAGTCACTCTCCTCGATACCTTCAGTTATAGCTTCCAGAATCCCCTGCTGCATATATTGCATACAGGTAGGTTCCTTGGCTATAATTCTGGGTGTCTTCAGCGTCTTAGGAACTGTGATGACCTTAACAGGCCTCTCAGCTCCAGGTTCGAGAATGTTAAGGGACGGCATAATCTCCATATAGGAGCGCCAATTAGGAGCCACGACTTCCCCAAAAGGAAAGACAGCTTCTAATCTGGAAGTCCATTCAAGCTGGCGGTACTTCTTGTTACCAAGAAGCCCATCAGCTGTGGATCCAGGTCCGTGTTTAGGCAATATCTTCCCATAGTAGACAGAAGAGTCTATGGTGGAAAAGAGTTCCCTAAACAAGAGCTGACCGACTCTCTCAAATGCGGATAAATCCGCAGGCGAGAGGTTGCGATCAGACTCTTTAACATCCTGCTCACACTGGATGTACTTGGCAATCGCGGCATCTTTTCGCTCATCAGAGCACTCGATGCCAATCTTAGAAAACATCAGCGTTAGCTGACGGATCCCACGGATTGCGACTACCGACGGTTCATCCAGTAACACACCATCAATAGAGTTAAACACAAGACTCAACATGCCACCTAGAAATAGGGGCATGACTCCCTTTTTGCGGAAACCGCAGAAGAGAGAGGAGTCCAGATGACCTTGTTCCAGACCTTTTTCGAGGTCTTTTCCAAAGTCAGGTAGGGCTATCGTCAAAAACGATAACCCCTCGTGTTCGACTCGACTAGAGATGTACTTATAATCTCTAGTGGTGCTAATGCAACACCAGGTACCCACTTCCGTGAGTACCTCTCGCAAGAACAACATTAGGCTTTTCAATAGCTGCTCCTAAATAGAGTTAGTTATTCCTTAGCTATGGTTGTTCCATCAACTAACCCGGCACTTTAGTGCCGAGTCAATCTCCTTCCACTCCGCAAGGAGTAGAAGCCCCACAGTAGAACGACACAAATAAACCCTACGGCAAGCAGACCAATAAAGGCCTGGAAGACGTGAGGTTCAATCTGTATCAGTTCTCACCACCAAGAAGCTTGATGGTGTTTGCTGCAGAACTGGCGCTGAGCCAGGTCGTAAGACCTGTCACAAGTGTCGTAAGTTCTGCGACCGAGAACCCCGTGAGGGGTGCATCAATAACAAGAAAAGCACTCGCAGAGTACTTGATGTTATTCGCTGAAATCAGCGGGTCAGCAGCAATTTTGCTCAGGTTGATCCGAGCAGTCCTTCGAGTTCGCTTCGCATAAGCGGAGCTAACCGAAAGCTGCACGGTACCGTCGTTGCTCTGGAAAGTTCCAGAGTTAATGCCGGAACCAGTTCGCGCAAGCGAACTGGCACTACCTGTAACAGTAACTGACTGGGGATCGGAGTATGCCATAGCGTGTCCTTACTTGCAACGCCTCTCGGCGTGACCAAACGGACATGCAGGATTGCATGCCCGGAACCGTTGAGTAGTTATTTCAACGTTTTCGGCGACATCGACAAACCGAGTGCCGCCAATATGCTGAGCTGCTTGAGACTAAAAGTCTCAGGGTTTACAGCAAAGCCATACGGCGTCGCCCGAACGCGCTCCTTCTGAATCACAGAATAAGAGTTGCGAACGAGTTGTGTCCCACGCCCATAACGGGCACGGACGGCTGCAGTATAAATGGACCTAGCAGAGATTTCTCTCATCAGGTATCCATACTTCAGGACGAGATTGTCAGTAGACAGGTCGTTATTAATAGCCAATTGGCTAGTAAGATCGAACTGCCAATCTGCCAACCAGGACCAGGGAGCTAGGTCCCAGAGCACTTGAGGTGTAAAATTCAACCCCAGGAGCTTCTGAGCCAGCGACGCATACCTCTCCATTCTTCCCAGGAAACCTGGGGAGTTAGGGAGATAATAGGTATAAGCGCCACTGAACCATATCCTCGTTCTTACTGAGGATTGTGATTCTAGTTTCCCAACATCTTCGAGAATATCACTGTCGAAATTCGCCGGTGATTCGAGACGCGCACCAACCAGGGAAACCTGGGGGGCATGCGTCACGGTCTCGTCGGAGATGTTGTACCGCCTTCGAGTAGTGCGACCAGAGCCATTCTTGTAGTCAGTGACAATTTTATAACTGTCAAGGACCATATTGAATAAGGCACGTAGGTCTGATATAAAGGGTACCCAACCGAACTCAAGGTTCACCCACTGATCGCCAGATTCTCTGGCTAAGCGGGCAAAACTGTAAATTCGACCGATATCCCCAATCAATTTCGGAAGCTTAGTCGATAAAGACTGAGCCAAGAAATCACTAAACTGGGCGACAGGGTGAGTAGGGGTAGTGGCTGAAATAGCTTGATGCCCATAAAAGGCAATTTCGCTATCGCTGAGAGGCTCCAGATTAAGCCATCCAAAGGACGGCTCGTCAGGAAACCCAACGAATCCACCAAACCCATCTAACAGGCGAATCGCACCTTTATACTGGTATGCAAACCCCAAATCGGGGTCTGCAGACAACAGTGTCGCATTGTTATGCGAGGTGAGAAATGTCCTCTTTTTAGAAAAGAAGGCATGTCCTGTGTCGAACTTGGACGATAAGTCCTTAAAACCGTTGATGTAGATTTTATCTGCATCAGCGATAAGTTCGTCATCACTCTGCCCACGACTCCTGAAAGAAGTCGTGAGTTGCATGGCTACAGGCGAAACATCCAATTCACCAAGTTTAATCTCCCTACCACTAACCAAAAGGCTAGCGGTCATCGGGAGAGGCACCTTGGTGTCTCGGCTGTCCGTAAAGTAACCAGGCATAATTTGGTCCTCCATACGTGAACAGGTACTACCTGTTCGTTAATTGGTAGAAGTACGTTGCATAATGCACTGCCGCAACGTACAGTGACTGGTTGATGAATTCCAGCGATGCCATTAGCACCGGGCGGCTCCTAAAGGGGCC